CCGAGGAAAGGAACAGTTCCGCCATTTGCGTTACCAACAATGTCGATAACACCAGCCGCCAGTGGAATTACTGGCGAAAACTGATAAATAGCGTTCGTGTTTGCCGCCGCAATCTCATACTGAGTTACCCCAGTAGAGTTTGTTGCGCTTCCGTTCAACCCGATAGGACGTAGACCAAAAGAAGTATCTTGGTTTGCCATAAGGCTATCTCCTAATCAGGGTGACCCCTATTTATTACGAGGGCCACCAAAAGTTACACGTTGTTGCCGATCAGGGTTACTGATCCGCATCGTCGAATGTTGATTCTCTCGCATCATATCGTGATCCACTGCTTCCATCTGATCAGAGTTACGGTTGCGGAAATAATCCGTCCGTTCCTGAACAGTTTCTTCAGGGATCCTTGCGAGGATCAACCCGCCAACGCCGAACACACCTTCATATTTACCTGAGTCGATCACCGGTGCTTCAAAGTCCGGGTATTCGTCCGCACGGACCAATTCCCATCCTTCTCGTAGCTTTGCACTGATATTCTTGCGGTCATCAAAACCGCGAGTTTCAGCGCGAATCCACCGATGCTTAAATCCATCTGGTGCAGGTGGTGCGTCTAACATAGACGGTGGAGCCCACGGCTTACGCTGTGCCGTTTTCTCTCTAGTTTCATTTGCGCGGGAAGCACGGCTTCCATTCTTCATGTCTTCAGCCATTTTATTGCTCCCTAACGTATTTCGCGTATTCTTCAAGTGGCACTCCGAGTTTTTTAGCCATAGTGACTTGGGTCTTGGAGAGTCGGACCTTTCCTGTGCGCCCAGTTGCTTTTCCGCGGGATACTGAAGCTACCGTCTGAGCGGGACGGCGGGCTCCACCCGAATTCTTGAACTTATGGGGAAATTCATCCGCCATACGTCTGTCAAGCTCATTGTAGTAATCATCTGACTGCGGGTCAAATCCTTCTCTTTCAACGAGTTTTTTATGAATTCCAAAAGCGGCATAAGTCATCGCTTCGTCAGAACCAAACCAATCATTCCGTTCTGCCCAATCTTCAGCTTTTGGATCAGGCCGACGCGGCTGTTGAGCCGGCATTGGTTGCTGAACTTGAGCCTGCTGTTGTGCGGCCGTTTGTTGGGCATACCGCTCTTGTTGGATCTTAGCTTGACGTGCGCGATCACTTTCGATTGCCAATGCAGTAATCTTGCGCTGTGCTTCAATAACTCCATTGGTATCCCCCATCTCAATTGCGCGAGCTAGTTCTTGCTCTGCCGCGGTTGTCTGGGTTTCAATGCGCCCGCTATATTCTGCAACATAATTGTCGCTTAGGCTGTTCATGCGCTGTTTAATTGCTTCAGCTTCCTGTTGCACTTGTTGTGCATACCGGATCGCTTCTTCGCGCTCGCGCTCGGCAGAACGCATTTTTTTGGTCAGTCGATCAATGCGTTTTTGCGTTGCATTATTCGCTTTCTCAAAATTATCCTCTTCGTCGGCATCCGACGCTTCAAAAGCCGCAGATTCTCCAGACTCTTCGGGAGCCTCAAAGGAGACCTCGGTTTCTTCTGCATCACCAACGTCCAGTTCGATTTGGTCGTCGTCTCTTTCTTCAGCCATGTTTTATCTCCTTAGAAATGAAGAACGTCTTCTGGGGAACTAATCCTCGCCAGAATTTCGTCGTCGTTAAGAATCCGCACTTCCCCGCCATCAATATTGAAACGAGACCCGGAATAGCGGGCAAACATTACCCAGTCTTTTTCCGCGCACCAAGGCCCGCTAGGGAACTTGTCTTCGTCTTGATAGGCTAAAGGTCCAACTTTAAGCACATAGCCTACTTGCGTAGACACTTGTTGTTGCTCAAGAGTTTTGTCGGCCAAAAGGATTCCGCCTTCTGTTTTGCCTTTACCACGGTAGGGAAGAATAAGAATACGCCACCCGGTAGGGGTCGGTAGTCTTTCTAAGAGAGATCCGCCAATGGCTTCTGGATCAAGGAACTTTGCGCGTTCCTCTTTATACGCTTCTTCAAGCGTCGCGACTTCTTCAGTCATCTATATGCTCCTGTTTATCTAGCAGGCTCTTGAGTTCCTGTTCGACATGATTGAGGGCAGTCAACATGCCCATCAATTCACGATAATGTTCCATCGTCTTGACTCCATCGTATTCGAGGCAGTCAGTGATGGCCTTCTTCTGCTCACGGATAATCCGATACACAGCTTCAGCTAAGTATATATCACTCATTCTCTTATATCACCGCATTTTATCTTAGATAGTCCGATATAATCCTATCATATCTTATATACGGCAAGAGCTTTTTAAACGTTACGCATCCTTGTAACAAGACGATCCGCACGGTTGGTGACTTGGCGGTACCATTTGCTATCAACCATCTCGTCTGCGGCCTGATTCCAGTCGCGCGCATCAACCCCGGCTTTCATGCCTTTAAACTGGCTCAAACGCGGCCGGCCCATGTTAAACATCATGTTTGCAATGATTAGTTGTACTTCTTCTGGAAGGTCGTCGAAATCTTCGTACAAACGCTGACATTCGTCTAAAGTTACTTCGATGTCTTGTTCAAAAACTTCGGCAACGCGCTCTGCTGATACTTCTGTTCCAACTTCTTCGCCATACTCTTCATCGTCTTCTGTAACGAGGTGACCAATTCCGAAAGTCGGGTACCCAAGGTGGTCCAAATAGATTTCATATTTGCATCCTTCGTCTTCTTCCAGTTCTACTCTTAATTTTTCTAAATCCATTACTTGCCCTTCTTCATTGCCATGAGTTTGTCTGCGCCCTTAACGCCGAATGACGCGCTGACCGCGATAAATAAGAGATATTGATACCATTCCGGTAAAGAATTGAGCGCGCTGAACGCCTCGTCCATGCGAGCAATGATGGCTTGGTCGTCCATCGCCACGCTGTAGGCAACAGCAATCAAAGGCGCACTGAGGATCAAACTAAACCATTCATCCTTCCAAGATGACTTGGTTGCATCAGCCATAGATGCTTCCCAGTTAGCATCATTGTTTATCTTATTGATCTTGGCTTGCTGAATTGCTTTCTTCTCTTCAGCCTTACCTTTGATAAAGTCTTTGCCTAGCTCAAGTGCTGGACCTAATAATAAGTTAAGCATGACGTTACCCCACTAAAAGGCTAAGTAAAAAAGAGCAAGCCGAAGCTATTGCTATGAATTGAATATCTATTGCTTTCAACATCACTTCTTCTCCTGCGGCTTTTTACCGCATTTGTCGCATTTTTGTTTTGGGCGAAAAATGAACTTAGAGCCGCAAGCTGTCTGGTACATCCCTTCCTTGTAGGTGTACTCGCAGATTTTCATCAGTCATCCTTCGGTGGAATACTCATGATTCCCCAAATTGCTAAAATTGCTAAAATAAGCGCGGCGACAAATTCCATATCAGCCGTCTTTTTTCTTGGAGCCCAATGCGGATGCACCAAAGAACGCGCTTACTAAGACAGCAATAGACGCAAAGTATGTCGGCGCAATGTCTGCAATCAAGTTTGCGGCTGTATCCATACCGAAGGCATTAGCAAGAAAAATACCAAATGGATACAGTAGAAGACCAAAAAGAGCAAACCAAGCCATTTTGCGAATGGAATCACGCTGGGCATCTTCGTCTTCCATTTTGCGGCGCATGTCTTCCAACATGATTCTACGTTCGACTTCATCGATCACACCGTCACCGTTTAAGTCATATTGTTCCGTCATATCAATATCTCCAACATATTGTTCTTCGTTTCTATAACTTGAGCAGTCTTTCCGTATGTTATTGATTCTATTGTGTATTGATTCGAGAGTTTTTGCCAGTTTATATATGGAAGTTCCTTTGACTTCTGCTGGTACTCCGTAACCGGACACCATGCGTCGGGCTTCCTGTAAACGGGATGAAAAGGACTTATAAAGAGGTCGCTCACAATCCACCCATTTCATTCGTCTGTACGCAGACTACCTCATAATTCAATTTTGGCTTTGATGCCTGCGCTAAGACGTACTCTCGTACTTCAAAACACCTGTCCATTTCTACAAAAGCTCCCAGCGGTTTTGTAAAGACTTGTGATCCTTGCACAAGAATTCCCACCAAGAGCCAGACGGTCAACTAAGACCCTTTAAGGCTAATAAGCCAAAGTAGAAGGGCCACGGCCCCGCCCACCACACCGAGAACAGCAATGCCAACAGCCACATACAAAAATCCATTCTGTATGGCTTTTTTCTTAGCCAATTTCTTAGCTTCTGCACGTTTACGCTCGTTTTCTCGGAGTTGCTTACGATTCGCTATAAACTTTTGATAGTCATCCCACAGACCTGCGCGTCCAGAGTAGATAAATAATTGTTTGATTTCGGCTTCACGCTGATTGATTTTTTCGAGTTCAAAGAAGCACTCCATGTCACCATTTTTGGCTTTCTTCTCGATTTCTTCTTTAGCGTCAGCAAGTTTAGTAAGTTGGGGACCCATTTCACCGACCGACGAAACGTGACCGGCAAACTCTTTGATTGCGCCGATAGCCTCATTTGCTATTTTAATTGCGGCTATGGCTTCAAAGATCATAGCTAGAACACTCCTTTAAACCTCTGCGGTCGAGCAATCTTGCTAAAGCGGGGTACAACCC